TAGCTGCGGTTACGGTAACATCAAATGTATCTGTAGAGACAAAAGCCTGGTTTCCTGAGAAGGAACCGAGTCTTCCGTTCCCGTTAGCAGTAACGCTATCATTAAACAGAATACGAGATGTGTTAGCTTGCCAGCTCTGAACGCCACGCTTTACCGGCTCTTTAGAGAGCCGAACGAAAGCGCCTTCGTCAGTCTGGGAAGCCTTAATAGCCTCGTTATCAATCTCGATGATTGCAAAGGTTTTCTTTGCAGTGATCAGCATCTTCTGGTAGCTGGTTACGTTAGCTCTTGGAAGAGATCCAGAACCACGTCCACCACCAAATGATGTTGGTACAGAGATAAGAGCTTGGTCGCCCACGAAGTTATCGTTGCGCTTGATCTTAGCAAGTACAACATTTTCAGAATTGAACATATCCCGCGACATACGGATGTACTTGGTTTTGAATACACCTGTAGCCGTGGTCAAATTATAATTTGCCATTTAGCCACCTCTTATAGAGACAAAATTACGTTTATCTACGAGTTAGAGCAGCGATCTGCCTAGCTCGCTTCTCTGGCTTAAAGAAAAACTCTTCAAGCTCTTCATCAATCGCGTCTTTTTGTCCTGTCGAGCTGGCCTGTTTGAATTGGGCTGCCATGCCTTTGGATTGAGCATGAGCAACTTTTCGATTCAAGTTCTCGATAGACTTGTTGGGTTGTTTTAGTGCATCTCTGATTATTTGCTGCAAATCCTCTGGAGTAAATTCAGGATGATCTTTGGTCAACCTAAACACCTCCATGCAGAAATCAGCATCTTCAGATAGCGCAGGGCTAACCGCTTCAGCCGCTTCGTGGATTTTTCCTATGTGTTGAACATCAGAATGAAATTCAATTACATGTTCAGGTTCCACTTCCTCTGGAGCTGAGAATCGCTTCCCTTCTCCTACCTGGTTTTTAACGAGCGTTTCATAGAGCTGCCAAAACTTCTGCTGTGGAATACCATGCTGACTTCGTAGCGTTTCAATCTCTTGCTCTAAGGCGCGAGTCGCTTCACTACGCTGAGTCCTGGTTTCTAGCTGCCTAGCCTTGTCCTCTGCTGCTTCTGCTCGTCGTTTAGCAAAGTAAACATCCCTTTGCTCTTTAGTCATGCCAGTAAATACCTTGTATACTTCTCCAAGGGATTCTAGACATGCCTTCTCATATTCTACAGGATCTTGCCCAGAATCACCTACTGCCATTTTTGCCAAGGCTTTTACTACTGGAATCCATTCGCCTTGCTGAGCTAATTGGGCAATTTTGCCCGCTTTGATTTTTACTTCATCAAATTGGCTTTGTAGGCTGCGCTCTCTTGAGCTTACTTCAGAAACACGCCTATCCATGTTTCTGTTAAACTCTTCTTGCCTTGTATAGGCTTTAATAGCGTCTTTAACTTTAAAGGTAACTTCTTTATTACCTATCTTTTCGGTAATTTCGGCCTCCTCGGGAAGGTCTACTTCTTCCTCTCCCAATTTGGCCTTAATTGCCTTAACAGCTACTTCTTGGTCTTTTTGCTGACTTTCTTCGCTGTCTTCTTCGCTACTTTCTTCGCTACTTTCTTGCAAGCTACCATCGTCTTCTCCTTCATCATAATTTTGACCATCTTGGTCAAGGTTTTTAGCAAGCTGTCGAGCTGCCATCTTTTTAGGCACTTCTTCAGCTATCCGCGCCTGTTTTTCTGCTTCTGTATCTATCTCTTTAGATTGCTCTGCCTCTTCTTGGGCATACATATCTAAGAGATCATCAGCAGTCGTTTGACGTGGAATTGGTTGTTCTATCGCTGTGGTTTGTTGGACGTTTAAATCGTCAGACATTACATTCCTTCATCTAGTGGTGGAGCCGACACCGGACCTCCAGAATCCAATGGCATACCTGGATCCATTGGGCCTGGAACTGGGCCAGCAGGAGGCATTGGGCCTAGTGGCGGCATCATCCCTGCTCCAGCTCCCATCCCACCCATAGCCATAGGAACCGGCATTTTAAAATATACGGGCCAAGTAGGACATTCCATCTGGAGCTTCTGCATAAATAGAGGATTCCCTGCTACTAGCTGTTGCCCCATGCCATCAACGATACCAAACGCCTTTTTATACATAAGGTATTCAGTAAGGAGGATGTGCTTCTGGAGAGCCTGTTTTCTCTCTGTTGGTGTGTTTTCTTTAAAGTCCCTGGATTGAGGAGGTTGTAAGTGAACCTTCCAGTGAACTATCAGATCTTCATCTTCTGTAGGTGGAGCCACGGTGGCTCCACTTAGGATGTCCTGATTCTCTGACTCTGCGCATTTTACCGCTCTAGTAACAATGTCTTTAAATTCTTCACTAGCGCTTAATCCTACTAGGTTAATGTACTGCTCTTTGGATACAACAGAGTTTGGAGGGAACTGTATTTGAGCCATCTCGTTAAGCTCCTCGATTCTAGCTGAAGGAGATTGAGAAAGAGCCGTAGTGTTTTCAATACGAATATCGTATGGCTTAGAAAGGTTTGCAGCCTTAAACTTAACTATCTTAAATTCATTATCTTTGCTTAGAACTCTAGCAAACCTACCATCGCTATCATCGTAGTTGTCACCTGCTACAGATAGCGCCATCTTTGCAGACTCTACCATCCCTAGGTTGTTAAACTTCGTTATAAAGCCGTAAGAGCGTTTGTCCTCCTGCTCTTCTAAAGCTCTTAAAGCCTTAGCTGCTCTAACTCCAGAAGGAGCTTGACCTCTACTCATTTCAAAAGTGCCAGAAAGTTTCTCCATGATACGAGTAAGCATATCCATATACTGCATTGGCTCCCCTATTGGGGGATTCATGTGCATCAAGGATGGAGGCATACCAGGAGCATGAGTAAGGACCGTTGCTTCGTTTACAAGCTGAGTCATCTCACATGCGCCTTCCGGCATTGCTATCTTTGGATGAGATAGCAGGACTAGCATTTTGTAGATAAGAGAGGCGCAAGAGTTTATCTGATGGTTAATTGGGAAGATCTGCTGGAAGAAGCTCATGCCTCTTATGCAGTCCGGTACGTCTAAATCATGGATTTTTACGTAAGGCCGTTTGCCGTGAGAGAACGGAAGGTCCACGTTTTCTAACACGCATGTTCTAGTAAAGATAATGTGCCTACCACCCTCTAAGAACTCCGACTTGTCGTGATATAGCTTATAAACGATAACCTCGTTTCCAAATCGTCCGTAATCAAACGCTATGTCGTTAAACATTTGCAAGTTTCCATCAGAGCGGATCTCATCTGCTTTGTTTGGATATTTTGCTCTTAGGTAGTCTACATCTACGCAGTCCCACTCAATGCACCACTCTATGTCATCTCGATTAGTGCAGGGCTGCTCAAAATAATGCCAAGGGGCCTTAACGCTGTACTTTACTTCCCCAGTTTTAACAGCCTTGGAGATGTAAAGCTGTTGCCCGTCCTGGCCAAGAACAGGTTCGTTCCTGTCGTTCATCAAAGGAATACGCTGGCCGCCTGTGTTTAGCTTTAGCCAATCTGGATGAATATCTCCCTTATTGAAGTCATAATCGACTTTCATAAAGGCTTCCCCAAAGATTTTGCAGTACCTTACCCAGTTCTGGAGATGGGCATCATAGCTATTAACGTACCAGATGTGATCTAAAACGTCTTTTGACGTTTTAGCGTTATCTTTATCTTCTGGGTCTGAGGAGGTAGGGAAAATTGCTACTGCTGGTTTGTATCGAGTAGCTTTACTAACGTGGTGCTCTACAAAGTCGTAGCAGTGATTAAATACAAGCCTTGGAGTTTTGCGATTAACAATCGTTCTTACGTTATCTAGGAATCTAGCTTGGTACTTATCCTGAGCCAACCAATGATTACCCTGATAAATCAGGAGGTTCTGGAATTGGAGCGCAAAATACGGCTGATAGTATTTCTCACAGAAGTCTACAGAGTCGGTACACCATTTTAGTACCGCTTGCTCGTCTGTAAAATCCTGAATAGTCCAAAGCGGCTTTAGGTTGCCCTCTCTTATATCAAAAGCATCAACTAAATTTTTCGAGAGCGGAATACCTACCATAGCTATGACCTCTTAGCCGTTAGCTCTTGAGCCCTCTCTAGGGCTTCTAGCTCATCATCAGATAGAACGGCTTTTAACCATTCTAGCTGCCCATCTTCAGTTTCGGGAAACATTTCGTCCACTTTTTTCTTGATGTACTCATTTTGGGCTAAGTTCTCCTTAGTCCTAAGTCTTGGTCTAGAGGCTAGAGCCTTAGAAATAGTCGCCACTCCGAGCTGTGCAGAGTTAGCTATGTTAAAAGCTCTATCCGCCATCTTCTCGGAAAGTCGAGCTGCTCTATTGGTTTTATGCGCTAAATGCATTAGGTCATTTTTTGTCTTTTCTCTCCAACGGAAATTAGCGTCTTGAATCTCTCGAATAGAAAAACGGGCTTGAAACTCAAACGAGCGCAGGGATTTTTTGTGGAGCATCCTAAGCAATATTAAAGAAGCTATGTAGAGAGCCGATACTATTTCAAGCGTCATATTCTGGGCTTTGTACTGAATCTACTGCTGCCTCGTCCCACCGTTCTGTAGGATCTAGGTGTGCCACCATAATTCCGTTAGGCGCGTAGATGTCGTCTTTCAGGATGTAGTCATCCCCTCTTTCATGGAATCTAAAGTTACACGCACTAATCATATAAAGAAAGCATTGAATTAAATGGTCATCTTTATCTGGATAGTCTCCCTTCTCGTCCGTAATGTAGCTCTCCACTTCCCAAGGGAACCATTCTAGTCTGTCTGATACAAACAAACAGTCCTCTGCTGTCATCATTGATTTCGCAATCGAGATACCGTCCGAATCGTCATTAGTTTTCCATCTCTTTTTTTGCGTAGGAGCAATTCCAACTTTATAGTGTTTCCAGATTTCATTTCTGAACCAGGCTGCTGCTTCATCGTACATGGTGATCCACTTCCCACCAGGGTTAAGCTCCTGTTGCGTCTTAGTAATTTGGTTCCAAATAGAGACAGAATCAGTCTTCTTACGATCCTTTTCATAAATTTCTCCCATTAAAAATAACTGCGCTGTATACGGATTGTGAGCCCCAAACAAAACACCAAAGCAGCTAGAAGAGCCTGGGTCACATAGTGTGTACCAGCGCAGTCTGGATTTTTCTTTTTTTAGAATGTCCATTAGCATGGAGTGAGATTTTATATGCTTGTTCTCTCCGTCCCATGTTGGGAATACTGCATCCTCTCCACCGAAAACTAATTTACCTTCATACTCGCGCTCCCAGATTCTAATGTCTCCGTTAGCCTTGAGTCGATTTTCAATCTTCTTTAACTTCTCTCGGTCTATGTGAGGATTAACCCATGTAGGCATTTCCATATAGAAACGGGTCTTGTCTCCTCCTTTAATTTCTTTAAGAAGGTCTTTTCTAAATTGCACATAGTAAGCGGTTTTTTGTTTTGGAGGAGTTCCCATGACCAAGAGCTGGCAATCTCTACCTAATAGGTTGGGCTCCATTACTTCTATATGGAACTCTTGGGAATGGTGCTGGAACTCATCGTAGATAACTAAGTGAGGCTTGATACCTCGAAGTGATTCGAAGTTTTCACAACCATCCACGCAGATAGAAGCGCCATTACTTAAAACTATCCTAAGCTCTGATTCTCTTATGTCAGAAACAAAAGAAGATGGCCCGTATCTCTGTAGTCGCTTTGACGACCAATAGATTTTCTTACCCTGCTTAATTTCTGGGCAGATAATGTAGACTTCATGCCCAGGGTTTTGAATGGCATATCGCCAAGCTATATAGAGAATCGTCTCGGTCTTGCCTCCGTTACGTCCCCATTGGAACTGCATTATATCGCGCTTGTTTACAAAGAACTCTTTGGCTGCTGTAATTTGTCCTGCATGAAGCGGCTGTTTTCTTACCTCATTAATATGAGTGTGGAATGTGTTC